TACGAAACAGATTTAGAAGTCGGTCACACTTTGAGATCAATTCAAGGTGAATCAGTAGACGATGAAGAGATGCTTTCCTGGGACGACGATGATTGGGAAAATGAAATGTACGGCAGGGACGGAACGGAACGTGCTGAAATGCAGAAAAGGCACAAAGCCGCATTAGCAAAACGAAAATCTCAACAAACTGCTGAAAATGCTTTCGAAGCGGCAATGGCACAACTTAAACACCTGGCAGGTATTTAATATGAACGAATTTAGAAAGTTAATGGAAACACTCGAAGCTATTGAAGAATCAGATTATGACGATGAGAGACGGGTTAATGCTTATGTTCCTTGTCCAGATTGTAAGGACAACCCAAGAGTTTCTTGCGATACGTGTACTCCTAAAAATAAAGTAAAAGAAAGCGAAAGTAAATCAGTAGAAGATCTTTTACAAGAACTGGCTTTTAGGATAAATGAAAATCCTGATTCTAGTCTCAGAGACTCGACCATGGAGACACTAGAAGAATTAAAAGATGCTATAGATGACCAACGTCAGCAAGATGCGTGGGATACCGATGGATACGATGACTAACGAAGAATTTAGAAAATTATTAGAATCGCTAGCTAGTATCGAAGAAGGTGAATTTGTCCGTCCCGAAGGCGAAGATGAAAGTCCTAATAGATTTGCACATAAATTTGAAATGCAAGCTGGAAACAAAAGAGTAGGTATTGATTATAAAGGTAGATTATTCATTGAAGGCCGACATGTTAATATCGAAGCAGATTTAACACCTGCGCAAAAACAAGAGCTAGCATCTGCACTAACTACAGCTACAGAAAGCCTAGAAGAAATGGATATGCCGCATATGGCTGAGGTCGATAACGAGATGGCGTTTAGCATGATTAAAAACGGTCGTTGGGACCTAGAAACATTTGAAGAATGGTTGTCTGCTAGGAACGAAGCATTCGACCCTTACGATAAAGATGACGAGGATTGGCGTGATACTCGTGCTGAAATAGATCAAGACATGAGTAATGCTCGACAACGTGGCGAATAGAGATAAGTATGACTGATATACATAAAGACATTAAAAAAGCAATACACAGAAGCCAACACTGCCAGCGTAACTGGGACTTAACTAAAGAGATTCCTCAAGAGGATTTAGAACTTATGTTAGAGTCTGTTACCCAGTGTCCAAGTAAGCAGAACAAAGCATTTTATAAAATACATTGTATTACTAATAGAGATATTATAGAAAAGATTCACGAAAATACTGTAGGCTTTGGTATTAATCCTCCCGACAAATATAACAAAAAAGTACATTCAAAAACAAATCCTCAAGTATTAGCTAATTCACTGTTTGTGTTTGAAAGCTACATTCCAGATCCAGTTAAAACTCACGTACTTGCAGACTTTGATGCAGAAGAAGTAACTAAAAGAGATCAGCAAGTTGCTTTAGGCATTGCCGCTGGTTACTTAAACTTTATTGGTTCTTACATGGGGTATTCAACTGGATGTTGCCAATGTTTTAATGGTGCTAAAATACAAGAGATACTAGACTTAGAAGGCGAACCTATGTTGTTAATGGGTGTAGGAATTTCTAATCCCGAGAAGAACAGACGATTCCACCACGTAGAAGAAGAATTTAAATTTCCTACAATAAAGAAAAGTCCGATACCAGTAAATATAATCGAGTAATTATGAACGAAATACAACGACTACAACATTTAGCAGGCATTGTTAACGAAGACGAAGAAACTACTAAAACAATAGTAGGCCACGAAGACGACGAACGTGATATGCTTGCTAAAGAATTATATAAGATTGGTAAGTACGCTGTAGAGTTACATAAATTACTTAAGACCCTACCATCCGACGCCGACCTACCTCATTGGTGGCAGGCAAAAATTACTAAGACATCCGGCTATATTAGCGATGCAAAACACTACTTAGAAAGTGAATTACATGCGCCTGAATTAGACAATGAAGTCCGAGTAAGCCCCGAAATAGAAAACGACGATATTAGCCCTAGCGGTGTTTAAAACAAATCAGCGATAGCACGAGACTTGCTGTGTAGCATTTCTTTTGTTTGCTGTGCTTTTGCTTTTGCCTTTGGCGATTCAGCTTTATCAAATTTACTAGAATTAATAACTGCATCTACTTTATCTAGATACATTTGTTTTACTTCATCTACTAAATCTTCTTTGCCTGTACTTTCTAGTACGCCTTTTATTGATTGGATGATGTTTGCAATTTTTACTTCTCCTTGCAAACCTGGATACTGTTGTAGTCTTTTAGATGCTTGAGTAGCACCTAAGAATTTAGCTAAATCCATAGCCCAGTTTTCTTTGCTTGTTGTAACTGTTTGTAATTCTGTGCCTTTGCGTAGCGAGAATTTCACAATCTCGCCGTCAATTGTTTTAACCTGTATTCCTCTATTGCTTATGCTTAAGTTAAGCACTGCGGCTAATGCGCTAAACAATGTAGATGATAATACACCTTTGTAATTCCATTCTGGAGCAAATACATGTGACCATTTTTCTAAGTGTTCAAACATAATAACAAAGTCAACTTGTATATAGCGATTGTCTCCAATCTCAAATACAACATTAACTCCGTTTGTTGTTTCGTACTTAGCATTCGAACTTACAAAACTCTTTACTTCTTCTACGTACATTGATTCATTTTTCGATTCAGGCATATCGTCTTGTCGCGGAACAATGAATTGTACATCTATATCGCCGTATTCTTTATCTGGCTGTTGCTTTAAATCTCTTTTATAATACGTGCCACTGCCCACCGGTTTTCCGATTCTAATAGGAGGGATACCGCGAACAGAGAGATAACTGTTAAACTCTTTTTCAAAGCCCTCGAGTATTTTTACTGCTTCTACAATGGTAGCAGGCGTTATAACAGTGTCTTGGGTTTTTGCGCTTGCCCACCCGCCTTCTAAAATAATGTCTTGTATTCTCATACTACTATTTATCGGAATTTCTAATTAGATTTTCTGCGTACTCTGGCCAAAATCTTCCAGCCCTAGGTCCGCCGTTACATTTGCCATCGCTTTCGCCGGGTATCTTAACCCACAAAAAAGCATCACATTTCTCTTCGCCGGTGTCTATTGTAGGCGATTCGCCCAATGCTCTGCCCGGTGGGTTACACCAGTAATTACCGAACGGCCCGTTACCGTTGCGGCTAGTGTCTATTACAAAATAATCATCTGTTCTAGTTTCACATATCTGCAATGCCCAGTTCATACTTTCTTCTGTTGTTCTAAAGTTACTTACGTTAACGCTAAAGCCTCTCACTTTATCGTTTGTAACTGACGATATCATGTGTGCCGCTATTTTAGCATCTAGCCAGTTGCTATGGCCTATGTCGATATACACTAATGCGTTAGTTCTACTCGTTATTATTTCTAGCGATTTTTTCATTAGTTCTGCTCGCCAAAGTCGTTCGCTATTATCCATTGCTTCAGCGTGAGGCAAACTATCTGGTTCGTAAATAACTATAGGACTAGCATTACCTATTCCGTTACAAAACGTATCAATAAATTCTAGATACTTTTCTCTTGTTTTTGCTCCGCCTTTACTATGCTGTCCCATGTCTCGGTTAGGCATATTGTAAATTACAAATACAGGAAGGCAAGGATACGCACGATTTAATAACCGTTGTATTCCTTTGTCTATATGGGAGGTGTATTTTTTGCCTTTGTCGCCGTACCAAAAGCTAACAGGATGGTCAAATATCTTTGTTACTAAAGGATATTCGTCTTTATAATTTTTTACGCGATCGAAATTGTTAACCCAGAACGGGTAGTTATTTAGTGCCATTGTCAGCAAGGGCGTCTAACTGCTTAAAGATTTTTTCTCTTTTCTTAAATGCTCGCTGTAACTTGAGGTCACTTACTTCGTCAATAAAAAGTCTGCCTTGTAAGTGATCAAATTCGTGCTGGAAACATCGTGCGTCTCTGTCGTCCATCCAAACTTCAACTTGTGTTTTACCGTCGTTTTTAAAGTATCGTACTTTTACTTTCTCTGGACGTCTAATTGGAAGATACAGCATAGGAAAACTTAAACAACCCTCTTCCCACATTTCAGTTTCTGTTGACGATTCTAATATTTCAGGCTTGTAAACACCTATATCGCCTAAATGACTATGCGCCATCACAAACATGTTATAGCTACTTCCAACTTGGGGTGCGGCAAGGCCAATGCCGTGTCGTTTATGCATCAGTTCAATCATTTCCTTTTCGCGTTCTTCCCAATCAATATTGTTACCGAATGGATTAATTGTTGCGGCTGTGTGGAGTGCTCTGTTCTTAGGTTCCACTAGCTCGCATTTCCAATCTTCTACTAAAATATTAGTAGTTACATCAGCAGAACTTGTGTATTTGCTGTACGGATCGTATTGTTTTATTTTTCCTGCTGGAATTGTAAACTTAGTCATTATCTTTTACCTTTAATAATATGAAGTCGCCTTTTGTATTTATCCCGTTGATAGACCAGTTGCTCTTAATAACCGGCAACGGGGCAGACTTTCTAAATTGTGTGCTAACAGGGAGCCCGAATACCTTACTCTCAGATACACGCGCTTCTACTGTAACTGCGGTATTGTCATCGTAACAAATTTGAACCTGACAATAAGAATTATCAATCTTCTCAAATCCTATAACATTAAAAGACTCGATAACCTTAATCTCTGCTGGATTAACTTCGCGTCTCTTGTACCAGTTACATGGCATTATTTCAAATTTATAATCAGTCATATCTTTTCTACTATCGTTATTAAAAATGGTACCCGGTGCCAGACTTGAACTGGCGCTGAAAAATGGTACGAGAGGCGGGACTTGAACCCGCAAGGCCGAAGCCCAGGCGTTTTAAGCGCCTTATGTTTACCAATTTCATCACTCTCGCATTAATCTTTCTTTATTCCTTTTACGTATACTTTCTGCTATCTTACGTTTATGTTCTTCGCTTTTAGGCTTACCTTTGTTTGCTTTACCGCCAAGTGACTTATCTCCTCTCGCGTTTCGTCTACATGCTTCTTTATATCCATATTTTTCTACGGATCTATCCCACGGCGACTTCCAGTCGGGGTTGTCTTCTACAATATTCTCTTTATCTGAACCCCAATATAAATGTTCCGGATTTGAACATTTTTCGTTATTACAAGCATGTGCTAGTATAACTCTTCCCGGACCACCTGGTATTGTTGTTCCTAAAAACTGCGCCAATACGCCTCGATGATTTGTACTGTTGCCTCCTCTTTCCCAGCATTCTTCGTCTAATTTTAGATGAGCCTGCCGTTCTTCTTTCGTTTTACTAACAATATATTCTTTAGCGTTTATAAACATAAAAGTCTCCTTTATGTTATTTATCAATAAACGCTAACTTTTATATGTCCTTGTGTCTACCCAATTCCACCACCCAGCCATTATCGTTTTTGAACACCAAAATGTTTATATGCTTGCTGTACGCACTTAGCCTGCCAGTACGCATCTGCCATAGCATTATGCGCGTCCTCTTGCACATCTTTTCTCGGATCTTCCGGAAGCATTTTAAACAAAGTTCTGCTATCGCGTATCTGCCAAAACTGCCAATTTTTATGGTGGTCTAATTGTTTAAACAAGTCCTCTAGAATTACCATATCAAATTGCGGACCTTGGCACCAAATTTCGTCTGCGCCAGTTACCCACTTGTTTAAGTCTTTAATAAATTCGTGCAGGTCAACTCGATTATCTTCGCTAAACGCATCGTCTTGAATAGCTTGGTCTTGCTTAGACCACCATTCTAATGTGGACTCACTTGTAGTCCTTCCCATTCCCAACTGTGTTTCTATATCCAAACGCCAGTGAACTTTATCCCACGGTTCCTCAGTAGAAAACGGGTTAAATTTTACACCACCCACGCTCAAAACTACGCTCGAGGGTGAAGTGTCTAGTGTTTCAATATCTATCATTGCGTTTGTAGTCATAAATTACCTATTCGATTAAGTTATACATATTATATAGCTGTTTACAATTTAGTCAAGCATAAAAAAAGCCCCGTAAAACAATGCTTTACAGGGCTCTAACCTCGGAGATGAAGTTATAAACTTATCACAGTATCGTCTGGGAGTTCGTCTTTCGCAGTTGCCGCCAATTGCCCGGCTCCTTTAACACCTTTATCCCACACCATCTTCTCGAATGGATTTTGCTTGCCTTCTTTAACATTGTTCCACCAAGTCAAATCTGCTTGGCCTGTCTTTTCTAGGAACCAAGCAATTTTGTGTGCTGTTGCTACTCGTGCGCTTTGCATATCAGTATGCCCGAAGTCGTTTGGATCTTCTGGGTTGCCTTCCATGTGCTTACGATTCTTAAATGTTTCATCATCGTTGTTACCAGTTATGTCAGCGCGGTCATGTAAAAACTCAACATCAATTCTTTCGAATATGTCTAGCATGTAAGCAATGTGACTTAGCCAAGCATCGTTCTGCGCGTTTTGACTTAAGTGTCCCATAAGGACAAACCAATCCTTAGGTACAATTGGGAAGATTGCGTAAGGGTGACCGTTGTGGTTGTCCTTAGGCGCAAGTAATTTAAACTGGCCTGAATAGCTATCAATAACCTCATCCCACCCGTCTGTTAACATAATGCCGTCGTCGTTCCAAAAGAATATCCATTCTCCTGTAGCACCGCTCGCTAATGTATTAACATAAGTATGTAAATTTTCATAGCCTAATGGTTTGAAAACACTAGCCTTTGCTTCGATGCCTGCTTCTTGTAGCATTGGCGCAACTTCTTCTTTAATGTAACCCGTTACTTCTGTATCATCTTCGTCTACGCCAAGTAACAGCTCGACGTCTTTAGGCGACTTGCATGTTTTGATTAAACTTTCTAGGCTATCCTTAAGCATAGTAGTTCTTCCTCTAGTAGGAAGTATGATTGATATTTTTTTATTCGATGTCATGATGTGTCCTGTGTGTTAATGCTTGATACAAATATTTATAAATTATAAGGTAACATTCTTACAAAAATAGGCAAGAATTTGCTAGGCATTTATGCAATAAGGATAAATATTAGTTATAATAACAGTTAACTTTAGGAAACCATAATGAGATATATTTTAGACTTCGTTGATTCGCTATCTAGGGACGAAATCGACACTTACTGCGCAGATGCTAACATTACAATTATTACGCAATATAGCGGATTTGGTAATGTATTTCTGTGTGAATGCACACAAGAACCTACACCGAATAAATTAATAGAACAAATTACGCTCGACGACGATAGCATTATGCAGTTACTGGGTATTGATATTACACTAGACGATAGCAACCTTACTACTTCTTTTGCAATCGAGGACGAGAAGAACTGGTGGAAAGTGGCTTCTGTAAACGTTGTTGATTTCGACGAAGAAGAGCACGATCATGTTGTTCGAGGGTTTAATAGCACAGTGTACATACTGGACAGCGGAATAGAAGCTTCCCATCCAGAATTTGCCGATGCCCAGATAGAAAACATATACAGCATTACAGACGAATACGGCGACAAAAGAGGTCACGGTACGGCTATAGCTAGTGTAATTGCAGGTAAAACATGCGGTCTTACTAATACCAAATTAGGAATCTGTAAGATATTCGAGCCCGGCGTTGACACCCGTCTAAGCGACTTACTAGCAGGATTCGATGCAGTTGCTACTCATTACATGAACGGTCAACGAGGTCCATCAGTCCTAAACTTAAGCTGGTCGATTCCTAAGAACGATTATGTTAATAGTAAAATTAACCAACTACTTGATTTAGGTTTATTTGTAATTGTTTCTGCAGGAAACTCTGGATTGCCGATTGGTCATGTAACACCTGCATCGATTCCAAATGTATTAACTATCGGATCATTTAACCAAATGTTAGAACCCTCTGACTTCTCAAACTATACAGGTACTTCTATTATTTCGAATACTAGTGGAGAAACTAATACAGGATCACTTGATGGCTGGGCGCCGGGAGAACAAATATGGGCGGCTGGACTACAAGGGACATATGGCTTCACTGGCGGAACATCTATTGCGGCTGCATTAGCTTCTGGCGCGTTTGCATATAATATGGCTAGATATAACAACGAACAAGGTCCAATGGAAGTGGCACCAGTACTTATAAATTATAGTGCGCGTCGAGCTTTTATAGCAGAGTCAAACAGTGTAGTGAAGCAAACCGAAGGAGATGCTTTTACGCCCTACTTTGGATATGTGTTAGGTAAACTAAATATGATCGATTTGTCTGATCCTAAATATGCATCATCAGTTAATAGGTCAATTAGTTATAACTCTGGTTTCATGGCAATTCCTGAATACAGTTTAATATATGGCTGGTCCGGTAGAGAAACTGTGCATTCGGTTGTACAAAAGTTCCATACTGCACGTATAGTTTCTGAAGACAGCTTGCCATCTTGGGCAGAAATTACTTCCGCTGGGACACTATATCTTAATCCTCCTACAGATTATGTGCCAGATGACGAATATTATAAAGAAGTTGGACCGATCGAGCTTACATTAGAACAGAGAGATGGGTCAATCGGTACGCTGATTCTCACATTCATTGTACTTCGTCATGATATAACATGGCAGAATGCTGAAGATATTATACCAGAAGACGATCCTGTTTTGCCTATCTCATTAGGTGTAGTTTGCTCTGCATCTGAACCGTCATGTAACGGTACCGGGTGTGCGCCAGGAACGTTCTGTACTTACATTAATAAAACAGAAGGATGTAAGTGTACCGGATAATTACGTATGAGCTCTTTTTTAGATAAATTAAAATCACGAAAAGAACCTTCAGTGCAATCTAATATAATTGTTGCAGAGAAGGATCTAGTGCAACAAAGATTATCATTGTGTAATTCATGTGAGCACCAAAATAAATTGAGATTTTGTAATAAATGCGGATGTTACTTACCCGCAAAAACTCGATTAAAACACGCATCATGTCCACTTAAAAAATGGTAACTAAGTGATATACAAAAATCATAAAAAAATCTGCCTATTCACAAATTATCGCACAGGAAGTTCATTTTTAACTGGCGAACTTTATACAAGAAATGCGCTACCTGGGATAGGCGAGTATTTCGACCATTCCTGCCAGGTACCAACAAAGCCGTTTGTTACATACGTAAATTTCGATACTAAATTAAGAAATTTTAAATCTATGCCTAAAGGCGTTTTAAAACTAATGGCTAACCACGTAGATAGCGACCATAAAATCGAAGAGATACTAAACGAATGCGATTTAGTTATATATAATTATCGTAGAGACTTCCGAAGACAAGCATTAAGTTATATCGCGGCAAAACAAAATCAAACATGGCAAATAACAGGCTTGCCGGAATGGGATCAGGTCCCAGCGGAGGTCCACTTAAAGCCGATAGACGAAGAGTTCGTAGACTATTGTGTTAAGGTTCTCAAATTTAATTACGAAAAGATGGCGCAATTTTATAAGAAGTATCCCGGGGACTTGTATTGCATGGAAGATTTTGAAATACAACAACCATACAATACTAAGTATATCTGGGACGGCGAGCCTCCAGTTATAGACCAGTTCACATACACCGACTCGTATTTTACAGGTAAATAGAGTTATGGACTGGCTACGACACGGTTGGGGCGAAGACCTCTCTAGTACGTTTGACAAAAAACTTAATTTCTTTGTTGACTTTTCACCGTTGAAAGAGACCGTAAGCATGGAGGTGGAACCTGCCGCTTTGCTTACGATAGAAAAGATCACCAAAAAATACCCAGGGCCTTATTACTTAATGATAAGCGGTGGGATTGATAGTCAAAGTATGCTCTGGTACTGGGTTAAATCCGGTAAGCCTTTTACTCCTGTGTTTGTTAAATATACTCACGAAAACGAGATATTTAATTCTCACGAACTAACTTCATTAAACAAAGTCATAGATCATCACCAGTTAGATGTAAAGTTTGTTAATTTTGATGTAATAGACTTTGTTGCTACTTCATTATCCGATTACGCCACAACGTACTATTGTAGCAGTCCACAAATCTGCACATACATGGCAATGTCAGAATTACTTAATGACGGAACAGTTATATTTAGTGGGGATTGCGACAGAATATTCACACACCCACGAAGAAACCGCAGTGGCAGATTATATCAAATTAATTATACGATCGCAGGATTATGGAGATATCAACAACAGACAAAAAGAAATTTCGTACCATTCTTTTTTTCCGATACTCCAGAACTAACTCTTGCACTAGCTACCTATTATAATAATGCGCCATATAATTCTCATAAGGATCTTAGCGTTGAGCCGAGACATAGTTATAGGCGGCGAAAGGCATACGCGTCAAAGGTAAAGTGCATACAAGACCTAGGAATTAATCTATTCCCCCAAGAGCGCAAATTTTCAGGTTTCGAGCAAATTAAAGATTATTACGACGAGGCTGCATCGGATCAAGTAACCCCTGCAGATAAGTTACGATTTTGTAAGGAAGACAGCAACAGAACATTTGATATATTGTTTCGATATCGAATATACAAACACATACCATACAAAGATACCATAAGGTTTATAATATGAAAAAAGTAGACATACTTAGTCCATACATTTACGAGTTCGCATTAAATAACGATGCACTCGTAAACACATTATTGAATGATATAAAAAATTATCACCAGACACATAACATCTTTAATTCAATGTATTCGGCAGATGACCCGGATTTAAATTTTAGCTTTTATAACGAAGAACTTTTTAATCAACTTAACCAGTATTTAGACGAAATATGTCGGTCACAGTTCCAGCACGACTCTGTTAAACTAGAAATCACCGAATGCTGGGCTAATGAGACTACTAAATACCAAAATCAGAGACCGCATATTCATCCTAATAGTGTAATAAGCGGCATTGTTTACTTAACTGACCATCCAAAGTGTACCACTAGATTTATAGGTAACAATCCTTATAATTGGACTGACCCCGGACTACGATTACCTGTAAAATCTGAAACTATAAAATCTGAGGTTGTGCCAGAAGTCGGAAAAGTAATTTTCTTTCCTAGTAACGTTGTTCACGACACTGCTCCTAATTTGTATTCTGAGACACGATACACTATTGCGTTTAATACATTTATTAAAGGGTCGGTAGGAAGACGCTCTGCATTTTTAAATGTTTCGCCTAGGACGGTAGAAGATGTGTTTAAGGATAAGTAATAGAGATTAAAAAAAGGCGCGTTAAGCGCCTTTTTGTTTGACTAACATTTCTGTTAGTCTTTAGGTTTTGCTGCCGTAGCACTAAATGCCGCGGGTATTGCCGCAATTGCATCGTCTGCCTGAAGAGGCGCAACAGGAGCCGCGGCAGGCTTCCTATTTTCTCCGGTAAATAGTTTACGTATGTTGCCTCTAAACGTATAATGACCAACGTGGTTAAGTGCTGTGCGTGGGTCTAGCCAAATATCGCCGCCTAATTTCTGCCATCTACGGCAAAATGTGTAGTCCTCTGACAAGTAACGTCTGCTGTCCGGGTCAATAATACCATCAAATATTGAATACATAAATGGTTCAAACTTTTGATCAACATTAATGTCGTTTACGTATTTTTGTTCCGGATGCGCATCAAATAATTTCTGCATAACTTCCTTCTTAATACACATAAAACCTGTGCCAGCATCTTTTAGTTTAACTAAGTTATCAACAATCTGCACTTGTGGCTTCTTGTTGCCTTCCGCGTCTGTTACAAACTCAAAGTTTACAACATAGTTCGAACTATGACCTTCAATTGTTCCGGCATTTTCATCTGGATCTCTACGTGCCGCGTTAATAATGCTATCCCAGTTAACTGCCTTCTTAGGATAAGCACCGCAAATAACAGGCTTGTCGTACGCTACCATACGTAGCACATCTTCTGGGTTGAATTCGACGTCAGCGTCAATAAAGAACAAATGAGTAGCAGCCTTATTTTCCATAAAGAAGCTTACAAGTGTGTTACGTCCCCTAGTGATTAAACTTTCGTTAGCAAGAGTGCTAACTGTGTATTGTATATCGTATTTGTTACATAGAATTGCTAGCCTCATCATACTTCTAAAGTACGGTTCGCCAATTTGGCCACCGTAACATGGAGTAGCAATAAAGATATGTTTATTGCGAAGCATACCTAACGGTATTTCTATCTTTTGGTCTAGTAAACGATACATAGTATCGTCACGAGTAGCCTCCGCAGATGTAGGTTTTTTGGATGTAGGTTTCTTAGGTGTAGGTTTCTTAGGTGTAGGTTTCTTCTTAGCCATTTTATTTCCTGTGTGTAATAAGTCGTAAGTGCTATAGCACAATATTTGCTTGTTACGTTTATTTACTTCAGGAAGGGCGTTAACGCAAGATAAAGTGGCTTATCTTGCGTCGCGTGGTGGTTTATTACTAATAAATTGATTTAGTTTCTCGGCTTCTTTAACTACTTCTTCTGTAGTCGGCATAAATTCAGGTTTGCCTGCCTTGGCTTGTAGTATCAATCGGGCTTCTTGTAAAAGTTCAAGTCTGATTTCATACGGTGTTTTATTTGACATTATTGTTCCTTACCTATAATTGTTACATGTATTTATCAATAAAACGTATTTCGCTAAAATATCAACTTACTTTAACTGTACTGGAACCGGGTGATACTACGTCTCCACAGGAAGCAACTGTGCCTTGCTTCGCCGGAATCTGTCCATCTATGAGAATATTCTGCGCACCATTACTTGTTAACGTAGGCGCACTATGTGGTGCCTTGCCGTGACCAAATACTTCATCTTGTAAAAGAGAAACCGGCATGCCGTCAACCTTAACTGTAGACGATCCCGGTCCGGATATTGCACCTTGTGCTGAGTCCGATATTATTCTTGCTATTCCTGGCATAATATTATTTATCCTTTACGTTCTTTAGGTGCTTTGCCTGCTACCACGTCGTTATAGTCTTCTACGCTTTCGTTTACAGTTTTTAACATGGCCTGTATGCTAGTCATAGGCACAAACACACTCGAGGTATCGGCAGTGAATGCATAAGGAATCAATGCTAGGCCTTGATCTCCGTTGATTACTACTACTCTAGGATTAGCTAAAGTAACTATGTTGTCGTCTTCGTTTATGTGACCAAGTAAAGCAACTATTTCTATACCGTTGTTAAACTTAATGGTTACTACTTCACCTAATAATTCATCTAAATTGTACATGTATGTGTCTCCTTAAAGGCTTAAGCCTTTAAATGTGTCTTCATCGACATCTTGTTTTGTTCCGCCTATAATGTAGGAGGAAATTTCTGTCTCTTGTGGCGCAACTTGTACTTCGCCGCCGCCTATCCATTTTTGTGTCCAAGGAAGCGGATTCGATGCGCTAACTGAGTACACCCTATCCAGCCCCAGATTGGTCATGCGTTTTGACGCAATCCATTCTATGTACTGCGTTAATAGCTCTGCATTTAGACCAATAATACTACCGTCTTTAAACAAGTATTGTGCCCATATCTTTTCCTGATCTACTGCATCAATAAACATCTGTGTAGATTCTTCTCGCATCTCCTTCGCAATCTTTGCAAAGTCGGTATCTTCTTGTTGTAATAATTTTAGTAAATGCTGTGTGCTTGCTAAGTGGACATTCTCGTCACGCGCAATAAGTTTAATAATTTTAGCATTGCCTTCCATTCTTTTTAGTTCAGCGAACGCCCAGCTACATGCGAAACTAACATAAAAGCGAACACCTTCTAAAATGTTTACACTCATTAAGCATTTCCAAATACGTCTTTTGTGTTCGTATTGGTCATACTTCTTGCTTCCTCTTACCATTAAGTGATTGTAATCAATTAAGCTATCATAGGATTCTGTAATGCTATCTGCGCAGTCCACAATCTCTTTAATATCAGCCATTTCTTCAAACACTTTACTTGGGTCTGGGAATGTATTACGAATAATATGTGTATAACTTCTACTATGTATAGTTTCACTAAACGCCCAAGTCTCAATCCAAGTCTCAACTTCCGGTAAACTAACAATAGGAAGAAATGCTAGATTAGGACTGCGGCCCTGTACACTGTCTAATAGTATTTGGCGTTTTAGATTGCTAGTAAAAATATGCTGTTCGTGAGGCGAAGACGCTTTAAAGTCTTTTGAATCTCTAGACAAATCAACTTCTTGAGGTTGCCAAAAGAATCCTAACTGCTTTTCCGTTAGCTTTTCGAATTGTTTGTACTTAACAACATCGTAACGTTGCATTCCTAAAGGACTACCTAGGAAGATTTTTTCTTTTAAATAATTTGATTTTGAAGTATTGTATACTGGCATTAGATCGTACAACCTTCGCATTCTTCTTCGTCTAAGTCGCCTCGAGCAAGTTCGGGTATGTCGTCTGTATTAATCTCGCCTTGGCCATCAAATGTATTATTGTAGTAAAGCTGTTTGCCTCCGTACTTATAAAACATAAGCAAGTCTTTTAACAATACGCTCATAGGAATCTTTTCGTCTTCGTAATGCTCAGGATTGTAACTTGTGTTAACGCTAATACCTTGGTCAATATATTTCTGCAATACTGCACAAATCTTTAAGTAACCCTCTGGAGACTTTTGATCCCACAGTAAATCATATTTATTTTTAAGTCTAGGATAACCCGGTACTACTTGTTTTAGCACACCGTCTTTACTTTGCTTAACACTAATAAAGCTACGTGGCGGCTCGATGCCGTTTGTGCTGTTACTAATTTGTGCGCTAGTTTCTGCTGGCATTAGTGCCATTAATGTACTGTTACGTATGCCAGTTTCTTTTAACTGTGCGCGTAAGCTATCCCAGTCCATGCGTTCTTTATGTGGGACAAGTTCGTCGACATCTTTCTTGTACGTTTGATTAGGCGTAATACCTAAACCATATTTTGTTTCGTTGTTGCATGAACAAGCACCCTTTTCAACCGCTAAGTCTGCACTTGCTTTAATTAAATAATAACTCCAGGCTTCTGCCCATTCGTCTACTAATTCTAAATTAGGATCTTGGTACGTGCTGTCGTTTTTAGCTAACCAGTAAGCAAAATTAATTATACCAATGCCTAGAGGACGTCTTTTCATTGTGGCTAGTTCTGCCGCTAGTACTGGATACTTTTGGTAGTCTAATAATGCGTCAAGTCCACGGACTGCTAAGTCACATACTCGTTCCATATGTTCTTTAGTTTTCATTATGCCCCAGTTTACAGCACTTAACGTACATAGGGCAATTTCTCCGTTAGGATCGTTCACATCATATAACGGTTTTGTTGGCAGATTCACTTCGGTACACAAATTGCTCATTCTAACTGGCGCAATTTCTTCTATAAACGAACTGTGTGTATTAGCGTGATCCACATTCATTAAATAGATGCGACCTGTGTCTTTTCGTTCTGTTTCAAATACGTTTAATAGGTCAGATGCTTTTAATACTTTTTTACGTAGTCGTGTGTTACGTTCAGCTGTTTCGTACAGCTCTTTGAATTTGTCTTGGTCGTTAAAGAATGCTTCGTACATTTCCGGAACATCATGGGGTGAGAATAATGTAATATGTTCGCCTTTTAATAGTCTTTCCCACATAAGTTTGTTAAACTGCACACCATAGTCCATGTGCCTTACGCGATTATCTTCTGTGCCTTTGTTGTTTTTAAGCACTAGCATGTCTTCGACTTCTAAATGCCATATAGGATAGTAAAGTGTTGCCGCACCGCCACGTACACCACCTTGCGAACAGCTTTTAACTGCACTTTGGAAATGCTTATAGAACGGTATAACGCCAGTATGTGTTGCATCCCCGCTACGTATAGGTGAATCAATTGCGCGGATACGCCCTGCTCCAATACCAATGCCTGCTTTTTGACTTACGTATTTAACAATAGATGCCGCGCCTGCGTTAATGCTATCTAAATCGTCATCTATTTCAATGAGAACACAACTACTAAATTGTCTTTGTGGTGTGCGTACACCTGCCATAACCGGAGTAGGCAAACTTATTTCGAAGGTACTAATTGCATCATAATAATCTTTAACGTATTTTAGTCTTACTTCGTTAGGTACATAATCACTAAACAATGTCATAGCAATAAGCATATATGCCACTTGAGGTGTTTCAAATATTTCTTTTGTTGATCTATTCTGTACTAGGTACTTTCCTCTAAACTGCTCCATTGCGGCATAAGTTAGCACTTCGTCGCGTTCGTGGTCAATATAGTCATTTAACATATTAACTTCTTCAACAGAATACTTTGCTAAAACACCACTATCATAAAACCCGCGATTAACATTATCGTGTATAATATTGTTTAAATGTGGAGGAGTAAACTGTCCGTATACACCTTTACGTAGATGATAATTGATTAGGCGCCCGGCTACGAATTGGTAGTTGGGTGTTTCTTCTGTGATTAAATCGGCCGCGGATTTGATTAATGTTTCTTGGATATCAATTGAGTTGATACCGTTATACATTTGAATTTGGCTGTGGATTTCAACTTCGCTTGGGCTTACTCCTGTTATGCCCTCGCAAGCATACTGTACTACTTTGTGTAATTTGTCTATGTCGATGTCTTCTAAAACACCGGATCTCTTTCTTACTTGCATGTGTGTCCTTATTATTGTTATTATTAATAAACTGTAAAAATATTTAGCAGACTGCTATTATATAATAAAACAGTATAAATGTCAACGTAAAATATTGCTATACGGTACAACATGCGTGTCGTAAACCGTACCATTTTCTTTCATTTCTTCTAAGGTTATAATCTTGCCCGGTGTAAAGTTGAATACTTTATTTTGGTGTTCGAGTACCAATCCGGTATTTCCGTTTATATGATTACTTATCACCGGAAAGCGCAAGTTGCCGGTAGATATGAAACCTGCCTCGGCTAATGTTGCGGCTATTACTAAAGTAATGCCACTTTGGCAGAACATGCCTTCGCTAACAATTTCAAAAACACTTGGCCAACTAGATGGAGTGTAAAAATCAATGTAACGCTGTTCTGGCGCAAGATCTTTGAATTCTGCAAGAAGGTCATCTATGCTTTCATGCTCCCGTTGTCTAATTGCCCGCCACATAGATAATCTATCGTCGGAACTTTGGGTCGGTAAAAACATATTATTCAGCTAACCAGCGTCTCACTGTATATTTCATAGCTATATCTGTAGTTGGAGATATAGTTGTGTTCGCGCTAAATGTCAGTGCTGTTCCGGAAACATTCGCTGTAAATTCTACGTTACCTGTAACATTTGCCTGCAAGTCTGTGTATGTGTCCATTAGTGTAACTTGCTCGGCTTCGGCAGAGGCTGTAAACGACACTGTGCCTATACGTCGGTATACGTTTGCGTTAGACGATAATGTATCTGCTAAGGAGTAATCTATAATATAAGTATCATAAAGCGTTAAGTCTGAAATGCTCAATTCAGGTATAACATTTAGTCCTGCTGTCAGTGTTACAGCTTCCGGAGCATCGTAGCTTGTAACGGTAGTCGCGGCACCAAGTCCTTCTAAGGTTAGGAATTCTATGTTAGATTTGATATTTAATAAACCTTTAATATCGGGGTTAACTGCTTCAAAATATAAATTGTTAAGTATGGCAGAAAAATCTCTAGCTTCTTCTCTCGATTCAAAATCCATCTCCTTAACTTCTGAGTTAACTTTTAAATCCCATGTAGTAAAATGTCCGGTTGAATTGAATTCAGTATTTACGTATACTTCCTTAAATAGATTCACGGCTGTACTAGAAACTAATGTATTAATCCAGTTTTCTAAATCTGCTTTAACTGTAGAATCTGATCTGCTATACGTGTTTGCTTCTAAGCCTAGTGTAGTTAGTGTGTCTATCCTGTCATTATGCATCATAAAGTCAAAGGGTGTTTTTGCATTTGCTTCGCCGTGGGTGACATAAACTTTGTATGCGGATTCTGTGGAGCCGGGTATTGTACTTAGTTTTGGCCATTCGTCGTATGAACTAACTGCGCTAATAGCCGCTTCAGCAGTGTTAGCACTTGTTAAATCTGCGGCGAAAGTTCTTGTTATGCTTACGTTGCCGGATGATACAACTGGTGTAAATGTAAGTGCAAGGTCTTCGCCTGTTATTGCGCCAACTGTGGTTAAAATAAATGTGTTCACATTGCCAGTAGTTGTTGCATTTACTGTGCCGGAAGATACCGTAGCATTAGTTGTAGTAATTGCGTTGGCTCCGTCGGATAACCCGTGATTAAGAGCAGTAAGAACTACTTCAGTACTTGACCCTCCTTTATATGTTACAAAAGACAAGTTAGCAGTATCTACGTTAGCATTAGCATCAGTGCCTAGTGCAGAAACTGTTATAGTTTGTGATACTCCTGTATCCACTGCGGACACTGTGCCTGATTTACTATTTAGATTTGAATCGTCTGGAGATTCGATAAAGTATAAATCATCACCTATTTCGATATCATCTGTGCTACTTACTACTACATTTAGATTCGAACCATCAATGGAATAACTGGTTACAGATTTAACTAAACTTGTAGATATAGCAGGAAGTGCGGTAACAATAGTTGTATTAGCCGAATCATAACTTGTAACTTCTAATACTTGTCCGTCTAGCCAATCGCCTGTTACTGCATCGTCGATGTAAACGTGATTATAGGCGCCTGATATATTATATGTGTCTGCCGCGATTGCTCCAACTATAGAGACTGTTGTTGCGTTTGCGGTTGCTACTGCGTCAGTGACCTTCTCGTCGATTCTTGTTAATAATAAGTTGCCTAAAGTAAGAGCAACCGAATTGTCAAATGCTACCGGGGCAGTTTTAACATCAGTTGCTACCTGGATATGCTTGAACTGCATTCCGATATAGCCGACACCTGTGCCTGATGCTACTCTTACGTTATCTGGATCTATTTGTCGGAAAGTATTATTTGTTAGGCCTGCGTATGCGTTAAATCCTGCTACACCGGTTATCCCAACAGTAGTGTTTGATAGAGCATGATTAACTTCAGTATTGCCATAATACGAAATTGCAATTTCTTCTGCTCCACTCGGAGGTGTTCTTAAAGTTAATGTATGGGTACTAGATGATATATCGCCACCTTGGGCAAAGAAAAAATCTTGACTGCTTGAAATAGTTGCAACATTCGATGCGACAAGTTCTGTGCCGTTTTTTATAACAGTAATCTGTTCTGGCGAAAATAGATTCCCGTCTATTATATTTCTAAAATATAAGTCACCTGTTCTAAATACGTCACCTAATCTAGCGTATTCTGTTGCAGTGGCTGAACTCGCAACTAAGTCGTCCGGTGTCCAGACAGTAGTTGTAGTAACTCCGTCGAACTCTCCTTTGTCGTAAATTTTGTGCGGTACAGTGAATTTAATCATCTGTACGTTAGCCAAACCAAAAGTTGTGCTTTGCGCACTTGATGTTTGCTCGAACACACCAGTTTTATTATACTGTTGTGCTAGTTCACTTTCGGTGTCTGCACCGATATATAGCTGTCTGCTATCTGTAGCAAACCCTATTTCGCCTGGACGCAATGGTTTTGGTAGGTCTTGCTTTAGACCTCGACGCTGTTGCATCCTTACTATTTTTGTTGTTTCTGTCACTGTTAAGAATCTCCAAATGCTTAACAGTATTTATCATTTATAGGAACTTGGAATAATATTCTTCTACTCTAGTAGCCCAGGCATGTTCGTATTCTTCGTATTCGTCGCCTTCAATAATAAATTCTTGGTACTCGTTGTCTTTGCTACACATTA